CCTATTTTAATTGATGAGATTACTGCTCTTAGAAAAGCCAATGCTTTACTTAACGCTGAAGGTAAAGCTTCTGTTCCAGTATGGCAACAAGTAGCTAAATCTTTATTTTCGTGGCAAACAGCTATGTCAGTAGGTATTTCATTATCTGTACTTTATGCTAAAGAAATAGGAGCTTTCTTTAAGGAGTTATTTAAAGGTAAAGAAGCAATAGATGCTGCTAAAATAAGTTTAAATGCTTTAAATAAAGCTTATGAAAGCCAAGAGTTAAAATCTTCGATACAATCTTTATATGAAATGAGAATAAATCTTGCATCTGCAAATGCTGGTTTTATTAATCAAAAAGCTACTTTAGAAGAATATAATAAGACTTTTGGTGTTACTTTTGGTATTGCTAAGAGTGTTAATGAAGCTGAACAAACTTTAATTAAAGGCACTCCATCTTATATACAAGCTTTAATACAAAGAGCAGCAGCTCAAGAATTAATTAATGAAGCTTCTGCTGATTTATTAGCAAGAGATAAAGCTATTAGGGATAGAAATGCAATACAAGCAAAAATAGATAAAGCAAACGCAGATGCTTTAAAAGATAAATCTGGAAGTGCAGCATTAGGTGGAAGTATGTTTGGCCCAACATCGCAACAAACTGGAGCTAATATTTTATATTTAGAAAAACAGAAAAAAGTTTTAGGGGAAGAAATAAATAATTTTGATAAAGCACAACAAACTAAATTAAAATTAGCAGAAGGATATGCCTTTGAATCTGCTAAATTTTTAAAGACTGGATTAGATGATGATGGTGGTAAAAATGCTACAAAGATACTTAAAACTCAATTTGAACTATTACAAGAGCAAATAGGTAAATTAAAAACTCAAATAGAAAATGGTATCTATACTGGCAAAAATGTAGATAAAGATATTGCATTATTAGCCAAATTAGAACAAAAGGTAAAAGATGTAGAAAAAGCATTTAGTGTTCTTACTGGAGAAGATGCTGAATTAAATTTTGAAGCTGCTATTAAAGATTCTGAAGACTTTTTAACCGAAATAGGTAAACAATCAAGTGATGATTTAAAAGATAGAAGAAAGGAAGATAAAAAAGCTATTGAAGATAAACTTTCAGCTAACAAGGAATTTTATCTAAGAAGAAAAGAACAAGCTGGAGATAATCAAGCACAATTAGACATTGAAAATGAAAATGAAATATTAGGCGATATTAAGGTTTATAAAGAAGCATTAGCTGCTGGAGAAGATTATGGAGATAAATTATTAGCAGCAGAAGATAAATTAAGACTTCTTAGATTAGCTAATGATAGAAAATATGCTAAAGAGAAACAGAAAATAGAAGAAGAAGTTACAATGGCTTCAATTCAAATAGCTCAAACTGCTGCTGATGAAATATTTCAAAGACAAAGAAATAATGCTAACGCTAATGCTAATGCAGAAATATCAAATCTTGAATCATTAGCAGAAAAGAAAATAATATCAGAAGAAGAACTTGGAAAGAGAAAAGCTGATATAATGAATAGAAATGCGGAAACTCAAAGACAATATGATTTAGCTCAAATTAGTGTAAATACTGCATTGTCTATTATTAAAACATTTGCACAACTTGGTTGGCCAGCTGGTATTGTTCCAGCCGCTTTAGCAGCAGCAGAAGGACTTGTTCAATATTCATTTGCAGCTTCTCAACCATTACCTAAGTTTTATGCTAAGGGTACAGATAGAGTAACTGGCGGTATTGCTGGTAAAGATAGTGTTAGTGCTATGTTAATGCCTAATGAAGCAGTTATCCCAGCTAAGGCTAATATGGAAAGACAAGGCCTTGCAAAGGCTTGGATTGGTGGGGATTTAGATAGACATTTAGCTATGAACTATATTAACCCAGCTATTAATGAAGTTAATCGTAAATGGGAAACATCTTTAAAGCTTAACCAACAAAGCACATTTATCAGAAATGATAACTTTAGCGATAAGAAGATTGTAGGGGAATTAGTTAAATCTAATAGATTAAATAGAGTATTAATAAGTTCATTATCAGATAATAAATCATCAAAAAGAAATAGGAGAAGCTGGAATTGAAAAATTATAGAGTTTACTTAGATAATATTTTATTAAAGAATATACCAAATGGCTTAGATATGTTCCAAAAGGAGTTTAAAAGAGATAATGACCTTTATGGTATTTACTCTATATCTTCTTATGACTTAGTATTTGTAGGCGATGGATATTGTATTCTTAGAGATTTTCAAGATAATATTGATTCTTGCACTAAATCTATTAAAGTACAAGAAAATTGCAATAATATTTGGGTAGATGTATTTGATGGTATTATAGAAGTAGGCTCTGTTGAAATTAATGAATCTACATCGGAAGCAACTTGCACAGTAGAGGACAATAGCCCTCTTGCTTTAATGGTAAGAAATTCTGAAGCTGATATAGATTTACAAACTACAATCGGATTATACAATAATGGGATAACCCCAATAAATGAATTGACTGTAAATTTAAGTTCTCCATTAGCAACTCCATATACTGGTGTTTTTATATATGATTATACTGAAGCGTTAAGAGTTGTTTTAGAATCTATTACTGGTTTAGATGTGAATGTACAAAGTACATTTTTAGCAAAAGCAGTAAATGATTGTATATACGATTTAGAGTTTACTGGAGATATGTCGCAACTTATAGATGCTACAATAGTCTATAAAAACTTTCAAGGACAAACAATAACTACAAATCCTATTATAGTAGGAGGAGCAACAGAATTGTTTATTGTGGGTTATTATATGATGCCTTTTTCATTACACTTAGGTTCAGTTGCAGCAAATTTCGATTATGTACAGAATGCTTTCAAAAATGATTTAGACCATAGAGATTTTTATTACTTTACTACTGATAACGCTAATAAGAAAATAAGACTATATAGTAATCTTCCTATTGAAATATTAAGCACTTCTATTAATTCATTTGATGTAACTGCAACATTAGGATTCACTAAAATACAAGATTTTGAAGATGGGGGTAATGTGCCTTGTCTTAGTAATTATAGATTATTACACGCACAAAATGATAAAGCAAGATTTAGTGTTAGCTTTAAAACATTAATGTCTGAATTGCATAAATTATTTAATGTATATTTTATAGCTTCTTATAATAATCAAGGAGGAATTGATTTTAGAGTTGAAGATTATCAATATTTTGCTAATGCACCAGTAAATATGACATTTGATAATGCTCAAGATTTAAAGGTAAGCTTTGATGAAGAAAATACAGCTAATTCAATAACTACTGGGGAAGCTACAACAAACAACTTAGGCTCAAATGAATTTACATTTGCAAGTGAGTTTTGTGGTCTTGGCCAGAATTTTGATGCTAAAAATGATTTTGTGATAGGTGCTTGGCAAATATTTGAGGATTTAAAAACTCCATTTAAAGCAGATAAAGAGAATGAATATTATATAATAGAAAACAATGGAGATGTAGATTCTGTATTTTTTGCTGGAAACCCTTCTGCTGGTTTGCCTAACAGAGTTTCATATGCTTATAATATGCACTATACTAATTATCATAAAATTTATAGGCACATGAATAAGTTTAGGAATAGCATAAAAGGTAATATATCTGTACCTTGGATAGTTACAGAACACTTATCTAATATAAATATAGATAATACTGCAAATAATAGAATATTTAGGGTTTACGAATTTTATGAATATATGAGTAGGACAAAATTCAATTCATTAATTGATAGCAATATAGACAAAGTACAATTTAAAAAGACAAATGATAGTAATTATAGAGAAGGCTTAATAAAAAGCGTTTTTTATAATGACTTAGATGGAAAAGCACAAATAGTAATTTTAGGAGAATGATAACAATACCAGAATCACAAGCAATTAAGTTCCTTGCTGAAGGCGAGAGCAACTTTAATAATTCAGACATCTGTGGATGCAATACTGATGAACAATGGAACTACAAAGTAACTGCTGGAGATGATATATGCTTTCAGTTAAATGCTACTTGTGAGGAATCAGAAGATTTAGTATTAAATGGTTCTTTTGAAGAAGCTGGGGAAACAGCTAATGATTTTGCTGATTGGACAAGAACCAATGATGCAGAAACAACTCAAGTTACAAGATTTTTAGATAATAATGCTCCTTGTGGCAATTATATTGCTCAATGGACTAATACAATAGATACTCCTACTGTTGCATCAATCACTCAATCTATTACTTTAGAAGCTAATAAAACTTATAAGTTTTTATTTAAATTAAAGATTGAAGAAGGTGTTACTCCTACAAATTCTAATGCTAATTCAGTAATATTTAATATTAACGCTCAAAATTATCTTATTACTCCAACAACTACTTGGACAGAATATGAAATAAAAGCTACTATGGGTAGCACTATTACAAGCAATACTATATCTATTTCACTTAATACATCTATACCTTCAAATGTATATAAGCTTTTTGTTGATTGTGTTTCAATGGTAAAGTATGGAGATTGCTGTGTAATAAATACTGTAAATAATGGTTGTTTTGAATTAGGTACTAACGCTGATGCAGAATATGATTTACCAGCAAAGTTTGATAGTTGGGCAGCGTATAATTATTCTGAAAGCTTAAATGGAGGTATAAACGATTCAAGATGTATAATTTTAGATGGTATTGGTTCATTTGTTACTCAATATAATGTATTTACTCCTAATACAAACTTTACTATTAGCTTTTACGCAAAAGCAAGTGTAAATGGTGCATCTATACAGCTTTATTCTTTGCCATCTGGTACTGCTATAATATCTCAAGGATTAACTACTGAATGGACATTATATACACTTAATTTCCAAAATGTTTCTGATAGTTATATTCAATTTATACAAGATGAAACAGATGAAGAAATATTTTTAGATTGTGTTCAAATAAACTCTTTACCAGAAGTAAATGTAGTTATTTATGATACTGTTAATGATATTGAGATACCAGTAAGCAATGATTCTATTCAAGCTTATGAAAGTGCTATAAATGTTTGTTTCAATGTAGATGACTATGAAACACCAGATTGCTTTATAATTTGTGTTACTTCTTGTATTACAAACTTAATTCTTAATGGTAACTTTAAATTAGGCTCTGGAGATTTATTTACAAATTGGACACTTATACAACAAGCTGGTAGAGTAAATGAGTTTCTTTATTCTCAACAATTTCAACAAACATCAGCTTGGACAAATACTAATATAAATATTAGCACTAACTTTTTAGCCCCAGATAATACAAATACAGCCGAAAAACTAACACCAAATAATACTAATGCAGTACATACATTATCACAATTTGTAACTGCTGGAGCTTCAGATACACATACAGTTAGTTTTTATGCTAAAGCTAATGGTTATGGTACATTGTTAATTCACGATTCAGAATCAGATACTGGATGTTTCTTTGATTTATCTACTGGAACAGTTGGTAGTGATTATGGAACTACTGCTCCTTTAAATAAATTTATAGTCCCATTTGATAATGGGTATTATAGATGCTGTATGGTTTATTTTAATAATTCAGATAGTAACATTAATTTATATGTTTGTCAAGATGAGTCTACTATTGCTTTTATAGGTAATGGTGGAAGTATGTATGTGTTCCAATCTCAACTTGAAAATAACACTTATGCTACACCTAATATTTTAACTACAACAGCTTCAGTAACAACTTCTGTTGGAGAGATTATTCAAACTACTACTGGTGGTATTGATGGCGGTAGAGCAGCTCAAATTTGGGGAGGTTATAATGATGTTAAATTAAGACAAAGTATAACATTAACTAACGCAATACAATACAATGTTAAAGCTTGGGTTAGGTATGAAGATTTAGATTCAAACCCTAATATTCAGTTTTTACTTGCTGGTAGTAATATTGGTTATTACCCTTTAACAAGCTCTTATGAGTTAATAGAGTTTAACTTTACTAATAGTGGTACTGCAAGTAAAACATTTGATATTACATTAAATACAGACAATTTAAGCGGATTTGCTACAATAGATAATGTTATAGTAACTCCTACTGCTGATTTAAGCACTTATTGCTCTGAAAATTTTGGCTATTATGAGGAACTTGATTCTTGTTCAAAAGAGTTAGTTTGGTATGATAATGAAGATTTTGCTCAAGGTATTAACTATGCTTCTGGGTTTAAGAATAAAATGAGAATTAGTGCAGCAAGACAAAATCCAAATTATATCAAATCTGATTATAGCAAAACATTAAACGGAGATGTTTCATCTATAAATTCACTAAAAATAAGAAAGACTTGGGAGTTTACCATCGAGGCTTCTCCAGAGTTTATTTGGGATAGAATGGCTTGTATGACTGGAGTGAGTAATATTGAGTATAATGGGGTTAATATGTGTTCTGCGGATGAAACAGAAATAACTCCAACTTGGGATAGAAACTCAAGACTTGCAGCTGGGAACATAATTTTATTACCAGCTTATGAATATGTTGTAAATAGGTCTTATAATTGTCCTTAAAATTAGTATATTTGCATTGCGATGTTTATGTGCCATAAATACTCTAAGGCATTAAAGAATAGGGTAATAAAACTTTTAGAAGTTAAATTATGTATAATTGCTCAAATTACGGATGCGACCCTTTAGATGCTTATGTTCTTAACGAATGTAATGAAATTCTTTTAGGTGGTTTTGACCAAGCAATTCTTTTAGAGTGTAACCATCAAATTACTGACCCAAGCAATGCAACTCAAGTAAACGCTGCATTAGCAAACGGAACAGCTACTTTAGTTACTGAAGCATCGTTTTCAATCGAAGCACCATCTGCTGTAACAGTTGATACCTTAGTGGCTTGTCAGCCTCCAAGAACTGTAAACTACACCAGAACTGGTATGTATAAAAACCAAAATGTTAATCCTACTAATGTGGAGTTTCACGCTCCAATCTTTAGAGGTAAAGTATTTGGTGGATTGATTATCCGTATGTGTTCAGAAACTGATAATGGAAACGGTTATGTTTATTGGGTAGATAGTTCAGTTACCTTTACGGGTGGACTTATCGGCCCAGCTAACAATACTGACTTACAAAGATTTGAAGGAACAATTACTTGGACAGCTAAAACTGACCCAGCTATGTACAATGAACCAGCTGGTGTTTTCGCTTAACACTTAAAGAGGGGTCTAAAAAGCCCCTTTTTTTTATTAAACTTTATGACTAAAGGAATTTTATTATCTGCTTTCGGCAGAAAAGGATATGCTTACGCAGCATTTAATATGTGTGTATCTATCAAGAACTTCAACAAAGATATTAAAGTAGCTTTCGCATTTGATAGAGAAATCTTTAAGTATCTATCTCCAGAGAAAATAGCTCTCTTTGATGAACTAATAGAAATACCAAAAGAACAATTTTATACTAATAGAATAGACCCAGCACTCTATAAGACTGCTATTTATAACTATTTGCCTTACGATGAGAATCTTATCTTGGATGTTGATGGATGTGCGTTACAAGACCTACAACCATTAATTGACAAGTTAAGTCAAATTGATAAACCAATCCAAACGGAAGTTATGGGTATTGGTGGTAAGTTTGATGAGATTAGATACTCTATTTGGGCTTCTAATGCTGTTATATGGGAAAGGTTTAAACTTAATGATGATGCTATACTACCAGCAATCCAATCTTCGTTTATGTACATTAAAAAGAACGAATGTAAAGAATACTTTGAGAAGCTTGAAGCTAACTACAAAGAAGGCATTGAGTTGGATAAGATTGTAACTTGGGGAGGAACTATTCCAGATGAGTTGTTTTATAGTGCTACATTTGCACAAATGGGAATAGACCCAACAATAGACATTAAGCCTATATTCTTTGGTAATTATTATGCTCCAGAAAGTTATACTGAATTAGGAGAGAAATTTTATGTACTTTCGCTTTACGGAAACGGAATAGGTAGAAAAGAAACTAAACAAAGATACATAGACTACTACGATAGAATTATGAGAGTATATTGCTCTAACCAAGGCATAGCTCACGATTATAAAGTTCCTTACATAATGACAGATAAACACTTGAATTTCAAATGATTGCATTAACATCAATTTCCCCAAAACACATCAACGAAGATATACAAGGAACAGCCATAAACTCTTGGGTTAATTTAGGGCTTAAAGTATATTCGTTTAACAACTCTAATGAGATTGCTATTCTCAAAGACAACTACAAGAATGTAACTTTTATAGAAAGCATAAGTGGAGAGCATAAGTTTGGAAGGCCTTTAATCTATTTAGATACTTTATTGGACTTTGCTAAGACCCAAGATGACACAGATATTTGTCTTATTAACTCTGATATTATCCTAAATGATAGCTGGACATTATTACCAGAGATTATTGAAAAGTTACCCCATAGAGCAACTATTGTCAAAAGGAGAGATTTCATTAATGACATAAACGATAACAAAGTATTTGAAAGTGGTATAGATGTATTCTTTATTCATAAAAATTACATAGATTTGATACCAAAGTCAGAGTTTGCTATTGGAGCTTGTTGGTGGGATTATCATGTTCCTTATTCGCTTATGAAGGCTAATATACCAGTTAAGTTCCTTAGAGAGCCATTTGCTTTCCATAGACTTCACAATGTTCAATACTCTGCAAAAGAATGGGAAGCTTTAGGCCACGAGTTTAAACATTTACACTCTGTAAGGACAAGAAGTATAATGCAATTAAACAATATAATTTATGCTTACATAATGGATAATGTTAAATGGTAATATTTATAAAGACTTGGAAGAACGACCTCAAATGGCTTAAATACTGTCTTAAATCAATAGATAAGTATGGTAGTGGGTTTGAAGTGTTAATTGTTGCAGACTGGGATTGCAAATCCGAGATTGAATCTTGGGGATTAACCAAAGAGGTTGTACATTATTGTAAGCCTAATTTTGATGGTTATTTATACCAACAATACATTAAGCTTAGGGCTTTTGATTATACTGATTCAGAGTTTATATTATTTATGGATTCTGATTGTATTTTTACAGAACCTACAAAGCCAGAGGATTTCTTTACTGATGGTAAACCAAATATGCTAATGACCCCTTATGAGGATATCCCAGAAGTAATGTTTTGGAAGGAAGCTACTGATAAAGCAACTGGCTTAGATGTTAAATATGAGTTTATGCGTAGGAACGGATTAGTGTACCATAGAAGCACTTTAATTGGTTTATGGTTAAGTTATTCAAACAAGTTCTTAAATCAGCTTAAAAGGGCTAAAAATAGGCAATTCAGCGAATTTAATATGATTGGTGCTTATGCTTTTGAATATGAGCAAGAAAAGTATAATTTTGTAAATACAAGAGATTCTATTCCCCATCATCCAGTAAAACAATTTTGGAGCTGGAGTGGCTTAACAGAAGAAGATAAACAAGAACTAAACAAACATTTATGAAAATCTTAAGAAACGATTTAGCAGTTTTAGAGAATGACACTCACATTAGTAAGTGGGTTGAGCAACACAATTCATTAATCCATAACAAATCATTAGCACAAGAGCTTAAATACTATCTTCGTAAAGATATGAGCATAGTAGAGATAGGTGCTTTTATAGGGGATAATACAGCTTTCCTAAAAGACTTAGGTAAATGGGTTATTTCTTTTGAACCTAATCCAGAAGCATTTGAATGCCTTGAACATAATTCTCAATATTGGGATAATGTTACTTTAGCTAATTGTGCTATTGGCTCTAAAAAGGGCAAAGTAGATATTAACAGAAATGAAAATGTAGGTGCAAGTGTATGTGTAGAAGGCTCTCAAATAGATGTTATAACACTTGATTCACTCAAGTTAGATTCTATGGACTTTATGATATTAGACTGCGAAGGATGGGAATTAGATGTATTAAAAGGGGCTGTTGAAACCATAAAGAAATTTCAACCTTTAATGTTAATTGAAATAAACCAAGGAACTTTAGAGAAATTTGGGAAAAAACCACAAGATATATTAGATTTTCTTGATAAATTAGGTTATTTTTGTAGGAACTTATATGCAAATCTCCCAATGGAAGGAGAACAGTATGATATTTTATGTTTTAAATCTAATTACAATGGCTAAGAAAATAAAAAAACCTAAAACTAAAACTTATTTAGTTAGACCGAGTATCACTAATTGTCGTAAAGGTAAAGGATGTATGAGTACATCTCACGAAGAAATGGTTTACAAAGGAAGTAAAATAGCAGCATAAGCGATGTACAGTATAGAAGAAATTGCAGCTAAGATTAAGCGTGTTTCTGCTCTTGCTATTGAAGCCGAGAGAGAACGCAAACAAAGAGCTTACAATAGTGATGTAGCTATGTTATTTGGTAGCGAATACATTGATGTACTACCAGACTATTTTGAAGGCTATGATGAATCAGTTGAAGATTATGAAGCTATTAGAGTTCATAGTGAGAAGAACTGTTTCCCAGCAAGATTGTTTGCAAAGAGAGCACCTAATCAAACTGAACAAGCAGCTCGTTGGATGCAAGATAACTATAAAAATGTTACGCAACCAGTATTTGTTGATTTCTTAAATACTGTACTTCGTGCTACACACGACCAAAATTGGAGTATTCACTTTGGTTTAGATGCACCACAATACGAACAAGCTGGATTAACATTCCAAAAATATTTAGATAATGACATTAGAGATTATGGTTCATTAGAATCATTCTTTAAACAAGTAATGTTTGCATTGCAATTAAAAGATGCAATGGGTGTTATTGCTATTAGACCAGATTCTCTTGAGATGCTTGAAGATGATAATGGTGGATATGTTTTAGATTCAAATAAACTTATTGAGCCACAACCATATTATTTTACATCAAGACAAGTAGTTGGATTTGATACAAATTGTTGTATTGTAGAATCAGAAGAAAAATCTATTGTAGAATATTACGGAAGTAAAAGAGAAAAAGGTAGAATCTACGAGTTTTATGATAACCAAAATATTTGGTTTTGTAAACAAGTAGGTAAATATGTAGATAATCAATTTGAGATTACTTTATTTTACAATCACGGTTGGGGTAAAGTCCCAGCTACTCGTTTAAGAGGTATTCCAGTAGTTTACGAAGGTAAAGTATTATGGCAATCTCCTTTCTTATTTGCTACTGACTTATTAGATTTAGTTGCACAGAATAGTGCTTACAAACAAGCAAGTATTGCTAAATGCGTATTCCCAGCTACAATTATGTTGGGAGATATTTGTGAGTTTGAAGAAAATGGAAATAGATGTAGTGATGGTATCATAGGATTTAATGATGAAGATGGTAATTATCATTCTCACACTTGTTCTAATTGCCACGGTGTTGGTTTAGTTTCTCGTTTAGGCCCATTGGAAACAATGTTAATTAAGCCAGAAGTTAGAGGACAAAATGAAAGTGAATTGCGTTCTTCACAAGAGCCATTAAAATATGTTTCTCCAGAGGTTCATACTTTACAATTCTTAGAGGAATCTATTGATAAGACCGAGATGAAGGCTCGTAAGATTCTTCACTTGCAGACCTCAAGCTCTGATATTAAGGGTTATGAGAATATGACTGCTACTGGAACTGTATTAGACAATAAAGCTGCATTTGCATTTATTATGCCTATTGCACATACTGCATTTGAAACATTTGAGTTTATCATTAATGCTATTGGTTGGATGCGTTACAAGGATGATTATGTAAAGCCTTCTATTGCATATCCACAAAGCTTTGATATTGGAACTGAAAGAGATATTTTAATGACTATCTCGGAAATGGTTAAGAACCAAGTTCCAGCAGTATTGATTCACGCAGAGATATTCAGATACTTAAAATCAGTATTCTACACAGATGCTAAAACAACTGCTGTTTATGAATTAATGATTAATACAGATAGGTTATTAGTTTTAAGTGGCGATGAGGTTATGTTAAGACAAGCTAAAGGTCTTGCAGAAAGATGGGAAGTTATCTTACACGATTCATTTATGTCATTCGTAGACCAAATGATTGCTTTAGAGCCAGACTTCTTAACTCAACCATTCGAGGTTCAAAAGACTAAGATAATTGATATGGCTAAATTAAAAGCTACTCAAATAACTGAAAGTAATAATGTATCAGTACAAGGTATTGATTCAATGATTCAATAATGACTTTAGAAGAAATCATAAAGCTTAAATTATCAAGGTTAGATGATATTCCAACTGCATACACCAATGGTATAAAAGATACGCAAAAGGAGATTATGTTGGAGATGTTGGATTCTTTAGAAAACCTAAAGAGGGATGAGAACGGAAACATAAAAAGAACTCAAGCTAACTTATCAATCATTGAAGATATTAACGATGACCTTCAAAAGATATTTAAGGCTTCAGAGTACCTTTCGCTTACTTCAGTATTCTTAAAAGAGTTTGATGAACAAGCAAAAATAACAGATGATTTCTTTAAGAAAGCTTTTGGAGAGTTTGAGGTATCTTCGTTTAACTTAAAGGCTTTAGAAGTAAGTAGGAAACAAGCATTTGAATTAATGGCTGGACAAGCTTATTTAACTTCTAATCTATACAATCCAGTAAAGAATATCTTAACCGATGCAGTAGTTGCTGGAGATGCCTACGGCAAGACAGTTAAAGCTATCAGCCAAGCCATACAAGGCGGTACAATCAACGGAAACAAGTTAGAGGGTAGATTGTATCGTTACGCTAAACAAATGGCTTTTGATACCTTCGCAGTAGCTGACAGAGGATATACTAATAACATAGCTCAAGATTTAGATGTAGAATGGTATGCTTATAGAGGTGGCCTTGTTGAAGATTCAAGACAATTCTGCATTACTCGTAACGGAAATTACTACCATAAAAAAGAAGTGGAAGCTTGGGGAGATTTAAAACAATGGGATGGTAAAATTAGTGGAACTGATAGCAAGACAATATTTATTTATGCTGGAGGTTATAGATGCAACCATTCTATACTTCCTAATGCCATATCTGCTACACCAGTAGATGTCATTAAAAGAAACATTGAAAATGGTAACTTTACCCCTACAAAAGCAGAGATAGAAATATTAGGATTGTAGTTAGGATAGGATTTGAACCTATATGGTAGGCTTATCTAGAAAGCCGTTTGAAGTACCTATTACAAAAGTCTTATAGCTATTAATGCTTTTGATTTTAGCGTTTACCGTTTCGCCACCTAACTATTTTTTATAAAGATTTAAGTTCTTTAATCTCTCTGATTTCTTCTTTATGTACTCCATCAATCATCACAAAGATAACTGTACTTTGCACAATAAAGTTTACTTTGTTGATATGAACATCGTGCTTCTTAGAGTAGAACTCTTTTAACTTATGAAGTGTTTGATACAATACTTCAATTTCTCTTTTCCTTACAATCATTATTTGCTTAATAAAAGTTTATTAACTGCTGTTTCAATACTAATCTTAACTCCACTTTCAGTTAGAGCCTTAGCTTGTCTTGCGTGGATGATAGCCATAGCTTCTCCACAGAATTTAATTGTTGCTGTTATACAGTCTTTATTTTTGCGTTCCCTTGCCATATAGTAACATATAGTAATAAACTACAATATTAGGTATAAATATTCATATTTCCAAACATATAGTCCTATATTTGAAGAAAAAACAAATATTTATGTCAGTAAGATGCCTAAATGAGAAGGGAACAGTAGTCTTTATCCCAGAAAAACTCGCAGAAATGCCAGACTATATGAGGAGAAATAAACTTGTCGTAGATGAGATAAAACCTCAAGAACCATTAAAACCTTTAGCTCAAGTTAATTTAGAGTTAGAAAAACCACAAGAAGTAGTAGATGATTCTCCAATCGTTGAAATAGAAGAAGAACTCACTAAAGAGGAGTATTGGGCTATTTTAGATGCAAAAGGAATCGAATACAAGAAAACTTACGGAATTAATAAACTTAAAGAACTAACAAATGCCAATTAAAGAAGAAGAATTAAAACAATTTGTGTCTGATTATTTAGACATTAATGTAGATTCAATCGAATCATTAGAGAGTTTAAAAGAAACATTTGGTTCATCATTCGCAAGAAAAGATGTTTACAAATCAGAACTATCAAAAGACCCAAATTTCATTAATCCATTAATCGGTAAAAGATTAGGGACTATTGAAACAAAGATTAAACAAGCAGCTAAGGATAAATTATCTTTAGAGTTTGATGCTGGGGATTTCAAAGATAAGTCTGTTGAAGATTTACTTGATTTAGTAACTGACAAAGCAAAAGGCAAGTTTGAAAAAGAGCTTGGAGATATGCGTTCAAAGGTAACTGGCGATTCAAGTGAAATTGAAACTAAATACCAAGAGCAATTAAAGTTACTTCGTGAAGAAGCATCTAATTGGAAAAACCAAGCTACTAATGCTAACCAAGAGTTTGAATCATTTAAGACTGGCTTAGTAGTTAAAGAGAAACAACAAAAGCTAAACTCTAATTTAGAGAAAGCATTTAACTCTGTTAAGTATGCTCCAGAAGCAGATGAGCTTCGTAAAGAAGGCTTCAAGACAAAGATTATGTCAGATGTAAAGTTTGATTTTGATGAAAATGATAATTTTAGTATCTTTGACAAAGAAGGTAAGACTTTATTCCATCCTAACAAGGCTGGAGTTCAATACTCTCCAGAAGATTACTTAAGGGATAAAGCTATTGAATATAAGATTTACCAAATGAATCCAGATGGAGGCAGACAAACTAATCAGAGAGTGGTAACACAAGCTGAAGTTAATGCTCCAGAAGGGCCAAGAGGAAGAATAATACACCCATCGGCTTCTCAGTATTAACTGAGTTGCCCTTGTGGCAAAATATACACATCGCAAGTGCGTGGATGCCTTATCCAATAATTAAGGAATAAGTGCCGAAAACTTACAAGGCAATATGAAATATGTAAGTGCATTTATTTTAATTTAATTATTATGTCGTATGTATTAGGACAATTAACAGCGTGTCCAACCATCCAAAGAGAACTGACAGATTATTTTATGACTTGTCCAGTTAATGAGTTTATGCCATTCTTTGAATTCGTAAACTCTCCAGTAAACAATATCGGCCTTACTCAAGAAGTAGCCCCAGGCGGAGGAAAGATTAGAACTGTAAGATTAACTTACACTCCTCGCCAATTAGAATCAGCAGTTACAGCTAACATTGCTAACCCTAAGTGTGATGTATCTAACTTCATCGGAGATAGATTTACAGATTACACATTAGATACAGATGAAAACCAAGGTATTGGTTTCTCAATGACTGCTCAAGAATTAGAAGCAGCTTGTATTGCTAACGAAACATATTTTGTTCGTAGATTAGCAGATTTAGTTGATGCTTTAGACCGTAAATTAGCTACTGAGCATACTGCTGACTTAGCTTCTTTAGTAGGTAAATGGGCTTCAAATGTAACTATGAACGCATCTAATGAGTTTGTAGTAAATACATTACAAGCTGGTTCAACTATGATTGACCCACAAACAACTGCAAAGATTGACTTTGCAATGCAAAAGACTGGTTATTGCAATGAATCAATGATTTTTGCTGGTTCTACTCTTGCTGAGTATTACAGAGCAACTTCATCTGCGGGATGTTGCACACAACAAGGTATTGATGTTGCGACTATCTTCAACCAATACGGTAAAGCGGTAGCTTATGACAGAAGAATCGAAGCGATTTTTGGAACAGCTAATGCTGTTGCAATTCAAGCTGGTTCATTAACTTTGTTAAGTTACACTCGTAGCCCTTGGAAAGAAGGTATGCCACTTCCTTATCGTGATGCTGGTAACTACATTTCAACTGTAATTCGCTCTCCAAGAACTGGAATCCCTATGGATTTAACAGTTTCTGATAGCTGTGGTACAGTTTCGGTTTCGCTTGTAGCAACTACAAAACTTGTTGGATTACCTTTGGACATTTATGCTCAAGGCGATTTCATGAGTGGTGTAAACTATATGGCACAAATCAAAGTTACAAATTCATAATTTTCATTCATTGGTGGGGGGCTAAAACCCCCTACCTTTATTTTTTTTAATATGGCTTGTTTTGACAATCTTATAGGATTAAAAGGCTCTTGTGGAGAGAGTGCATTACCATCTGATGGTTTATATTTAAACACACTTGGTATTAGCAGAGAATTTATAGAGGATATAATCAATGAAGATTATGCTGATGTAGATTCTTTTGTGTTAGATAAGATTTCTTTGGCTCAAGACCAAATTAAAAGCGATATTTATTCTAAGTTTACAGCCAAGTTTAATGTAACATCAATCTTAGAATCTGTAAGATTAGGACAATTTAACGAAACACCAACCATTGTTCCAGCTATTGCTGGTAGTTCAAAGGGTATTCAAATGAGAATTTGGAATGATACAACCTTTGCTAAATGTTATGTTTCTACTGTACAAACTTACTGGAATTATACTGGTAATGTTGATTTAAAAGTATATGACCTTACACAAGGTAAATTATTAGATACTATTGTAGTGGCTTCGGTTGCTAATCAAATAGTACAAACTACAATCAATAAAGTTTACAAAAGCTCAAGCCAAGACTTAAACATTGTGTTTATTTATGATGCTGCTTTCCCTTCTTATGCTTCAAGTTTCTTAAACTCTGGATGTGTAACTTGTAATAGAGGTGGTGCTTATATGCAAAACAAATATGTTTACTCTACTGGTGTAACCTTTTTAAATACAGACCCTAAAACACAAACATACTTGAATGGTAATAGTGATACTGGTGGTATCTCTGTTGTTTATTCTTTACAATGCGACCACGAAGCTTGGATATGCAGTAATGCTAACTTCTTTGTGAGTGCAATGTTATACAAAACTGCTTATTTGATTACTCAATATGCAGATTTAATGAGCAATTCATTCTCAAGTGCTAATATTGATAGAGATAGATTAAGGAGCAAGATGGAATATTACGAATTTGAGTACAATAATAGATTAGAAGCTGGAGTAAAAAACTTAAAGATACCTTCTTATGATGTTTGTTTTTCTTGCAATAGGTTAAGAATGAACAAAACAATCTTGCCAAGTTGATTTACAGCGAGGTAGATGGCATATATGAAACATTCTTCATTTCAAGCTTTTGGATTGAAGGAGATGAGTTTATCCAACAATTAGTAACAATTAAAATAATATTAAACTGATGACAGTAGCAGACTACCAAACCAAACTAAGGAATCAAATCAAGGCTTTAAAGTCTGATAAGATTATGCAGTTGGCTGTTTATTCTGTTAATCAGCAAAGGATTGAAAGGATATTTGAGAAGGGGCAAAACACTTATGGTTTTAAGATTGGAGATTACAATAGTACAACCCCAGTTTACATTAGACCAGAAGATGCTCCTAAAGCAGTTAAGTTAGGTGGTAAGCCACAAGCTATTAAGGGGAAATCTTATAAGAACAAGACTGGAGTTACTTTTAAGAGTACAGAAAAGAATCCAGAAACAGCTTATTACCCAAGTTATAAGGCATTTAGAAGGGCTATGGGTAGAGAAACTGGCTTTGTTAATATAAGGCTTAATAACCGATTACAAGGCGATTTAGCTAACGCTACTATTAGTAAAGCTACAACCAACTTAGCAAACAATAGACCTATTAAGGTTGATAACCATAAATTCATTGTTACTCTTAAAAATCAAGAGAATATTGATAAGATTCAGTCTTTAGAAAAGAGATACGGTAAGATAATTGACTTAACTGGGCGAGAGGTTAAATTTTACCACGAGATATTAGAAAAAGAATTTAGATTAGCATTAGCAAAATGATACAAACGATAGTAAGATATATGCAAAATAAGCTGGATGCCGAAACTATCTTCCAAAGAAACTACGGATTAACCGAGTTAATAGAAAGAGATGGTAGGGTATTCCCTTTATTTTACGAAACTGATGGCAAATATAAGCTTGACTTCCAACCCAATAAATGGTTTGGGGTTTCTTATTTTAGAAAGAATGGTAATGTAAGCTTTTCTGATGGCAGTTTCCCTTCTTTAAAGCCTTGTGAAGTACCAGTTACTGTTACAGTCCCATTGAAGTTTATTTGTTCGATTAAGAAGGCTAAATTGAAGTGTGATGACAATTATGCTGGGGATGACTTGGCTTTTTATATAGCAAAATTATTTGAGGATATTAATGGTCTTAGAACGGAATTAAACGCAAAAAGAGCTACCTTTGTAGTAGGAGAATATAGTACAGATTCACAAAAAGTTCTTGATTCAGAATTTAGTGGTATGGATGCTATATTTAAACCAGAATATGTTTACTTATCAATGGACATAGAGATAAATGTTCAAACAACTAAAGAGTGTATGTTTGATTATTGTGGTGGAGTAATCATTGATGAGGATGCAGATAAAGTAGTAGATTCAAGAAATAACAAATTAAGAGCATAGAAATGGCAGATGTAAGAATACAACAATATCCACAAAAATCAATCGTATCAGATAATGATATATTTTTGATTGCAGATTCTAATGATGTAGATGTAAATGGATTTTTAAAATATAAAAAAGTAAGAGCAAAAGACTTACCTTCTATTGTTAATACAGCAGAAAGTATAACTTATGCTAACTTGATTGCTTCTATTGCAGCAGATGACCTTATTATAGGTACATTTTATAAAATTACTGATTCTACTTCTGGAGTTTCTCCATTATTAGTTCAAGCAGTAGGAATTGATGCTATTGGTTATTTAGCTTTTGATGCTGCTAATCCACTTGTAACAATCAATTATGATGTTATTACTGATACTATTAGATGGAGTTTAAATCAAACTGTTGCACCTGTTCCAACAAATCGTACAATTACTGCTGGAACTGGTTTAACTGGTGGCGGAGATTTAACCGCTAATCGTACTTTTGCTATTGATAGCACGGTTACTACTTTAACAGGAACGCAAACATTAACTAACAAAACTTTAACATCTCCTATAATTAGCGAGGTTTTAGATAGTAACGGAAATGAAATATTAGGTTTTACTCCTATTGCTTCTGCTACTGATTATATTACAATTAAAAATGGTATCGGTGTTGGTGTTCCAGTACACATTTCAGCTACGGGTTCAAGTGCAAACACTGGCATACATATTGAGCCAAAAGGAACTGGATTAGTACAGATTTCAGATGGTACAGATACAACCAAAGGAATTAGATTTAGAAGTTCGGGAAGTGCTACAAGTGCAGTTACTTTAATTGATGCAGTTTCTTCAGCAGGTAGGGTAATTACTTTACCAAACGCAACAGGTACTTTAGCTTTAACAAGTGATTTAACTGCTTATGTGCCTACAACAAGAACTGTAAGTACAACAAGTCCTATAATAGGCGGTGGTGCTTTAAGTTCGGATTTGACTTTATCTATTCCACAATCAAGTGGTTCGGTTAATGGTTATTTAAGTTCTACTGATTTTGCAACTTTTAACGCTAAACAAAACGCAATAACTTTAACAACAACGGGAACTTCGGGTGCTGCTACTTTAGTAGGT